TGTTAAGAAAGGAATACCAATAGGACTTGTTCTTAATCCTCTAACTGTAGGAGATACTAATGAATAATCAAACAATGCATCTTGAGCAATTAAATATGCTTCATCTGCGTTTTTATTTTGATTCTCCATCATTTCTATTGCCATAGCAGTTTTACCCATAACTTCTATGTTTTGATATGCAAATGAAGCTTTATTAGCTAATCTTCTCCATCCTTTTAAATGCAACCAAGAAAGAATACCTAATTCTTTTATTGATCTTTCTGTTGTAAATTCTTTAAAATCTTCTGCCCATCTAAATAATTCAGCTTCAGTAAATGAAGTTTCAGCTACACCTCTATCTAACAAAGCTTTGTAATGCTTAGAATTAGCCATATCTCCTTTACCAAAAGCTATCATTTCATTAACAGCTTTATACAAATTAGGCATTATTCTTCTTATAGGCATACCAGAAAGATTCATTAATATTGCGTTTGACATCGTGTTTCTTGCTACTGTAGGAGGATTCAATGGAACTTTTATTAACTTCCATGTAGATGTCAATCGTCTAGCTAATTGACTTCCTTTGACATAATTATTATCACCCCAAGCTGTATAACTCATAGATGATATTATATCTTCATATATACCTGTTCTAACTGCTTTACCTGCCATAAGACCATACAATCTATTATTAGGAACTCTTTTAAATCCTTCAGGATATTGTTGTTGTATAAGTGGATCTGTTTCACTTTGTTCCTGACTAAATATATCTTCAGGTCTAAGATCATATTCTTGTGCATATCTATCTCTAGCTTGATTAGCGACAACTAACATATCATCAGCTTCTTTTAGCATTTTTGCTTTTCTTTCAGGATCTCTATCTAAATACTGTGCTATTTCTCTGTATTGTTTTTGTTGTTCATATAACCAGAAAAAACTAACTTTTTTACCATCATATTCAACATCAGCCAAATCACCATCAAGAGTCCATTGTCTATTTTTTGCTATTGAGTTATAAAACTCCAGCATTGCTAAATCTCTCATTGGTCTTTGTATTGCTCTAGATACTAAAAACTCAGGTGCTAATTCATCAATTTTTGTTAATAAATCTGAAGCATCTTCTTTTCTTTTCTTAGCATAACTTCTAGCATTGCCAGCAGGATTTTTTAATACATGCTCTATATACAGTCTAGGCAAATAAGATCTTTTATTTATCTCAAAAGAACTGGCAGGAATAATATTAGCTTCTACTAACTGTTGTCCTAGTCTTTCTATAATATCTTTAGAATCTAAAGCTGCTTTTGCCATTCTAGGATTTACATCTTTTAATTGTTTATACAAAGCCAACTCTCCATTTTTAGGAGATGTACTTAAATATTTAAATAATAATGCTCTTACTTCTTGATGGTTGCTTTTTCTTAATGGATTATTTTTATCTAAATAAGGTGCTATATCCTTTCTAAGCTTCAATGCTATGCGTTCTGATTGATTAAATATACCTAGTGCCTTACCTCTATTCAAAAGGTAATCTCTTTGCATAGGAACACCATATAAAGGATCAAACATCTTACTGTTCCCAACAAAATTAGAAATACTTTCTTTAATATTTCTAGATAAATTATCTCTTTCTTTTTTACCAGAATTCACTACAGCCATTCTTCTAGCTTGAGTAGAGCCTAAAGCCATAGAATCTTCTGATTCTTTTCTCATTTCTTCTGTTATAGGAAAAAATCTTAATGCGTTAGTAACATTAGATGTCAATCTGTTAATTTCTGCTATTCTTCCACTCTCAATTTGACTACCAAGAGCCTCTCTTACAGTAGGTTCTACTTCTGGCTGACTCAAAATCTCATTTTCATTAATAATTTTAGCTCCAGATTCACGAGAATATAAATATTTTCTATCTTGTCGATATTCTTTTCTTTTATTAGCAGGTAAACTTTGTAACATTTCTTTTTCGAGTGCTTGAGGTATTTGTCTGTCATACTGTTTAAACGCATCAGAACCTACAGGAATATCTACTCTACCTTCTAAATCTATACCAGTATAATTACCATCAAATTCTTCTCTCAAAACCTCAGGTAAATCTTCTATTGTCACTACTCCATCTTGTTGCAATGATATTTCTTGTAAAAAATCTGATATATCTTGCCCAATAAATTTTTGAAAAGTTGTTCTTCCATTATAAATAACACCTCTATCTTCAAATTCAAATACATCATCAGCAGATAAAAATTCATCTTTATCTAATCCAACTTGACTTAAAGGCATCATATATTGTTCTGATTGATTTAAATCAAGTTGTTCTGTATCCATTGCACCAGCTAGAGATTGTGGTATTCCATATCTAAAAATAACAAATTCTTCGACTAAACCTGACTGTTCTGAGCGTAATTCAATAAATTCAGCTTCGATACTGCTAATAGAATTTTTAAAATTATGTCTATATCTTTCGTTTTGTAACTCACTATTAACTATAGCAATACCATCGTATGCTTCTGATGCGGCTTTTTGTATTGCAAAATTACTTACAAATTCAATCATTTCGTTTTGTGTTTTGTAAGGAATATCAGGTAGTTGATTTATTTCAATCATTTCTTTGTATTGAGTTTGTTCAGGAGACCTAATATCTTGTCTAGCTAATAATCTAGAAAATTCTTTTCTTTCTGAAGCTAAATTATCAAGTCTTAATGCAGCCTCTTCATCTAATATTCCTATACTAGGAATTTTTTGTAAAGTCTGTAGTGTTCTTTCTTCTAAAGTTCTTTCTAATTCAACATAAGCATCATATCTATCAAGAAGATTATTTGGCACTAAAGTTCTCATATCTTTTAAAAAACTAAGATAATTAACATTAGTCTTTTCTCTCATCTGATAAGTTATATATATATTTAAAGCATCTTCTAAGTAGTTTAAGTAATCAGCTTGTATTTCTTCTACTACTAAAACTTTTTCACCATCAACTGTAATAAAGTCAGTAGATCTAAAATGAGCAAATGGATTAGCTATATTATTAAAATGATTTATACTACTTAATCTATCATTTTGAAAAACTTCTTTAATTTCTGTGCCAAAACCTTTATCTCTTTTTGTTTTTATATAAGCAGGAAAACTAATTATATTTTTTCCTTTACCAAATTTATTTAAACTTGGTTGTGTTTCTAGATCTGGATCTATTTCTTGTCTAACAATTTCTAAATCTTCTAAATTTAAATTAGGCATACTAAAAACATATAACCCATAGTTGTTGACATCTTGCCCTCTTGTTGAAGGAAATGTCCAATTTTGAAATTCTTGAGACTGACTACCTAATCTTCTTTGTAAATTATTAGAATCTTCAACACTAGATTCAGTATTATATCCACCTGTATTTCTTTTATTTTCAAGCTCAAGTGTTTTTTGTGTAGATAAGTTTTCTATTAAATCAACAAATGATGTTAAAAATTCATCTGTGTATCCATATTCTTTTACTAATGTATTTGCTGTAGTAATAGCATCTGTTCTAACTTTATCAACAATTTCATCAATTTGTGCAAGAGAAATTCCTGTATTCACCATTGGGTTTATTCCCTCTGGATTGTGCAATAATTTTATTGCCATAATCCTAGTGTTTTTTTGTCTATTTCTAAGTTGTACTTCTGGAGATCCCGAAAAATTTTCATATTGCCTGTAATTTAATCTAAAACTTGCAAAATCTGAAATTGCTTTATTAATATTTGGATTAGCATTTAAATAAATATCAACTAATGAATCTACAGGTGTATCTGTAAGCTTTGTAGTAAGATCTAATATCTCCCTAGATACTTCTTCCTGATTATAACCTTCTATTTTTCGACCAAGTTTTAAATTACCTTCACTGTCTACATATTTACTTAAAAAATTAGTTATCAAACCTGAATCTTGTGCAAAATATTCTTGTTTATTTGCTTCACTAAGACTCCATAATATGTCTACTGGATTTCTTTGAATCATTGTGTCAAATAAAGTTCTTTTTCTTTGTCTCAACTCATCTCTTTTTTGACTAATTACACCATAACTAGCTTCGTTAGTATTTTCTCCGAAACTCGTAATAACTAACATATTCTCATTACGTTGAATTATATTGAGTAACTCTTGACCGCTATATATTTTGTCAGGATTATTTGTTAATTCTTGATATAAACCTACATTCTTTAACTCAGTATCAGTTATTGCACTGGTTCTAAACTTTGTTTTAAATTTAGCTTTCTTTAAAACACCATCAATTTGACCTTTATCATTCCTAAATAACCATTCAGAGCCTTTCTTTTTTTGTTTTAATTGAGTTTGTTTTATATAGTCTTTTAATGGTGCTTGTAATTGAAAAGAACTTGGCATTCGCCCATCAGGATACCCTGTGATAATAGCAGCCCTTCTGGCAACTGGATCAGTACCATCAGTGTTAAAAAACATGTCTTGTCTACCAATAGCTCCTGAACGAACATCATCTAGTATCTGAGTAATAGCTTGTTGTTCAGTAGGTGTAAACAGTGTGTTATTGCCACTTACATATCTGGCTAACTGTTTAAACATCTCATATAAGTTATTTAATATTCCATTTACTTCATCAGTTAAAAATGTAGGAGGTGTATTGTTTAGCTCCATAGAAGCATTGTAATAGCCTGATGTGTAAGCTAATAGTTCATCCATCTCACCTGCTTCGTCTAAAGGAGAAAAAATAGAATCATATTCTGCTTCATTAGTAATAATATTGTTTTTAACTATTTGTCTTAAATAATCTCTATTATCTAGTATAGTTTTTCTTTGCTGTTCATTAAAAAACCCATTGTTCCAAAGATAATGTGTGGCTTCATGATAAGCTGGACTTGTTACATCATCTATCCTGCCATCTAAACTGACAGCAATAATATTCTTGAATTGAGCACCTAATATTTTTTTATTAGTAGCTCTATCTAATACTATAGTACCTAACTTTAATTTACTTCCCGGAGCTACACCTTCAATAATATTTTTAACTTTATTAGCTACTTGTTCTTGCTCTTCGGTTATATCTAAAATTCTATTACCTTCTTGATCTACATCTTGTACTAATATTTCTTGTGCTGTATCTATAGCAGTAAACTTTTGTAATACTTGTCTTTTAGATGTAGGTTTATTTGCAGTAGGTTCTGATACATATCCTTGTTCTTGCATAGCTAAAAGTATTTCTTGTGTTTTTCTAAAATCCTCAAGATTATCAATATCAGTACCATACAACTTCTTTTGTAAACCTTTTACAGTTACAGTTTTGTTCTTAGTAGCTAAATCTAATGCTCTAAAATAATCATTAGTTAATTGAGATGCTTTAATGTTTTGATCTAATGCTGTTGCAGACTGTAATACATTATCAGTATCTTTTTCTAAAAGATTATATTTTTGCCCCATATCAAGTAATCTATTTACACCATCTTCACTTGACTCAATAACTATAGTTTCTAATGGCTCGGCTTTTTCAGTATCTCCTCTACCTTTAACTTTTACCTCTAAGTTACCATCATCATTCAAAGAAGTTTCTAGTCTTACTTGTGGTTGATTTTTTACAGCATCTTGTGCTTGTTTTTCTTTAGACATTAAATCAAGCAGTTGCGATCTTTGTAATGTATTCAAATCTTCTACATTTACACCTGTTGAATCAGTAACTTGATTGATTAATTGTCTAAATCTTGGATTAGCTATTTTTAATTCTTTTCTTTGTCTAGCTATCTGCTTATCACGAATATCATAAGGTTTATTTTGTTCGGCATACTGTTTAAACGATGTAGCTGTATATCTAGGTGCACCTTTTTTCTGTTTTTTTATTTCTGATTGAACATCACTAGCATAGCCTTTTGATAAATTTTTTAATTCATTTACACTTAAATCTAAATCTATAGCAGTTCTTTCTATTGATTCTTCACTAGGATCTTTACCTCTTCTGCCTAAATTGTATGCAATACTGCTATCAGGATCAGGTAAATCAAATGTAGTATTACTAAACTTATTAGGAACAGGTACAAATTGATCTGTTTCTACATCTATACCTTCTTGTCTAGCTCTTGCTTCTGCTTCAGCCTCTGCTTCCTGAGTAGTTCGTCTAGTTAAATTATCTACATCTCTAATAAACTTAGAGCTACCTGTTTGTGCTTCTTCTTCAAGAGAATCCTGTTGACTTTTCTCAACATCTATTTGTTCAGGATCAATCAATGTATCGCTTGTTAATGCTTCTCTTCTAGCAAGCTCTGTTCTTATTACTTTTAATTTAAATACATCTTGTTCAGATATTTTTACTTGAGCAGCTAATTTACTTAGTCTAGTTTCTTCTTTTTCTAGAATTTCATTTGTTGTTTTTTCAGGATTACCAACAGGGTAATTGATAACATTTCCATCTTTGTCGGCAATGTCTAGTGAGTTTTTAGGATTAAATAACTCTTTATCAGAAAATAAAGAGTATCCCTGATCATTTATTTCTGCTCTCAATGGAACATTTATTTTTCTTTTTATGTCACCATCTTCTATCTCAATCGTTGTAGTATTATCATCAGGATTAACACTAATAACCTTACCTTCTATTTCTTTGCCATTAGTATCAAATACTCTAGTTTTCTTGCCTACAGGTAATTCTTTATCTGTAAATGCTGGAGATGGCTGAGTTTGTTCATAATCATCAGCTAATGCTTGTTGATCTGCTTGTGTTCTTCCAATCTTTCTACCTCTGCCACGCAAGAATAAACTGAATATAGCACCTGCACCACCGCCATAACCAAAGTCAGAAAGCATACTTTCTCCGATTGGCTGATCAGGGTTGTAAATCATCTGTGCTGAATACTCTTGAGCTAATGATGCACCTACCTCTTGCACACCCTCCATACCACCATCGGCAACTGCATTTGTTATTCTTCTAATAATTCCATTTTTAACATTTCTATCTAAGTATCTAGGTAAACCTTTCAATATCATTTCTATTGGTAATAACTCTGTAAAACCAATACCAACACCCATTGCTAGTGCTAAATTCTTTTGACCTGTTGTGTATTCACCGCCTGCTTCTTTGTAGGCTTTCATCATTTGATCTGATGTACCTGCACCTACACCACCTGCTGTAGTAAATTTTAAGGCTTGCATACCTTTTGCATATCTCTTTGCTTGTTCTGCTATTTTAATACCTTGTGCACCTTTCATAGTAGCAAAGGTTGCTGCTCTTGCTGAAAAACCTGCTTGAGCCATACCCGGTACTGCAAATACCAACATAGAGCCAATAGCTTCAGCTAACTTTCCACCTGTACCTTCTTCATAGCCAATATATTCTCTAGCTTCATTAAGAAGCCTTATCATTTCACCATCTTCGCTATCTACAAGCTCTTCAAAGCCTACAGCATCTGTTACTGCATCAGCTAAAGCTAATATACCTTGACCTGCTGTTAGTGCTGTTTGTGCACCACCTCTACTAATACCACGAATTGCAGTTACAAATGGATTGTCACTGTCTGGTGTTTCTTCTTTTTCACTTGACTCTACATTTTGTCCTAAATATTTATTATCTAACAAAGGATTATAATTAGGATTTTCTTGTATAATCTTTCTTCTCATTTCTGCATAAGAAAGTTTTGAAAGATCTTCATTTATTGGTTTATTTTGAACAGGTTGTTGTTCAGTAATTTCAGGTGCTACTCTTTCTACACCTCGTATAAGGTCTATATAAGGTAATGTTCTATTATCTGGAGGTGTTTGTTGAGCCATTTAGGACTCGCCATATACTTTCGGTTCCATCCATTTATATGTTTCACGCATATATCTAAGATTAGCTTCTCTATTTTGTGGTTGTGATTCTTGTAATTCAACATATTCTTTTATTATTGGAGAGTAAGCGTTGTATATATCAAGACTTCCATGCTCTTCATTTTCCCTTAATTTTGTAACATATTCTTGTTCTGCTCTATCAGCAACTTCTTGTATTGATAAATCTGGATTCTGATTTCTTATACGTTCTGCATTAACTTGTATTTCTCTTTGGAATCTATTGATGCCATCATTAATTACTTGTTGTGATTTAGCATGATATTTAACACCTGTAAGTCCCATTTGAATAGCAGCTACACCTTCTATTTCGCTCTTAGGCATATTTATTTTAGCAAATTCATCTGATCTTAACTCTTCTACAAACTTAACAAACTGTTCTGCTGTTTTAATTTGCATATCTTCTGTATGCCTTCTATTAGCAGCTTCTTCATTCATACCATCTCGCATGAACTCTGTTATTTTTTCTAGTTTGCGAGTTTCTTCTTTTTCTAATTCAAATCTAAAATCACGATTACTTTGTTCTAGGGTAGCTCTATTTGTTAATCTTGTATTAATTTCTGATGATAATTTATTTCTTCTGGCTTGAGCTATATCAAATTTCTTAGTTGCTCTATTGTAATCAGCTATTGCAAGTTGCATTAAATCTTTTTGCTCTTTAGCTGTACCTTTTGACATAACAGCAGATGCATCGCCAAATGCTTGTCCCATAGATTCCATAAATGAAGGTTTACCAGTAGCCGCAGCATTAAAGAATGCTGATGCAATACCTAACTTAACTTGTTGTTTATTTCTATCAACTATTTCTTTTCTACTTGGGAAATCTGTTTCACTTATATCATTTAAAGCTTTTTCTGCACTATCCATATCTTTTTGATATTTTCCAAGAAGCTCCATATCTACTTTATCTTTTTCTTCTATTGACTTAGTTAAAGTAGACTTTCTAGTAACATCATTAGTATATCCAGTTAAAGTGCTATCTAAATTTTGTGCTAAACCACCAACAATCCTATCTCTCATTGCATCTTCTGTAAGAAGATCAGGATCACCAAACCGATCTGCAAAAACTTTGTCTCTTACAGTTGGTATACCACTTGAGGATAAAGTAGTAACTTGATCATCTTTATCTTTACCATCATCATCTTTACTACCATCAGTTGGTACAATATCACTTATAGCATTATTTGAAACACTAGCTTTTGTTTTATCGTCAACTTTTGTATCTTCATCTATCTTTTTATCAGTTTCAGCTTGTTCAATTAGTTGAAGTAATTTAGAGGTATCACCTTGAGCTTGATCTGCAAAACTTAAATATTGAGGATTACTTTGAATTAATCCTTGATCTAATAACTTTCTTATTTCACCTTCGGCTTCTACATCTTCATTTGTTCCTGTAACAGCCAATTCTAAACCAGATATTTCTTTATCTATTTCATCGAGACCTGCTTTAAATACATTTGCAGGTAAATTTTGATTCAATGGATTTGAAAGATATTGATCTTTTTTTCTTCGAGCTACATCTAAATCTACTTTTGGCCCACTAAATCTTCCTTTAAAATCTATTCCACCCATTGTTCCATAATTATATCCAAGTTGTTCGGCTTGAAACTCTGGACTTGTTATTTCGTTATATCTTGCCATAGAAATTTCATTTGGATCTTCGCCCAAAGCTTTTATGTAATCTGTATCTAAATCACCGCCATTGGCAAATCTTCTTAATAAACCGCCCATACGAGCCATAGGAGGCTGTTGTGCTAACATTCTAGGATCTATATCATTTGGCATAGTTTGTTGCATAGGAGGCATATTAGGAGCTTCCATAGGCATATTGCCCATCATATCAGGATTTGGCATAGGCATTGCTGTAGGATCAACTTGTCTGTTCATACCTAATGTTCTATTTATTAGATTATCTATAACAGTAGTTTGATTCATATTCATGACAGGTACTTCACTACGAACTCTTTCCCTATCTTTCATCTCGGTAGCAGCTAAAATTGACTGTATGCCTTCCTCTTTAGTTAGCATAGCTAAATCTTGATCTCCTAGACGAGATACCTGTTCTGCCATTTTTATTAGGTTTTCAATAGCCATTAATTCATGCCTTGATACATATTAAACGCACCTAAGCCTAAGTTTAATGCTTGTGCATATGGATTAGGTCTAGGCTGAAATTCCATAACATCAGAAGATACAGGAGCATTCCCTAATCCTTGTAACAATGAGTTGTAGAATGAAAGCGACTGTCTTGGCGCATCTCTTTGGTTTACAAAGTCTTGATATGCTTGATCTAAAAATGACTGTTGCATAGTTTGCTGGTCTACACCAACACCCCTTAAAGCGTTTAAACGAGCTAGATCTAACTGTTGTTCTCTAGATTCGATTCCCGGTAACATACCAGCTGCTCTCATTTGTGCATCCAATCCTCCAAAAAATCCTCTCTGATTAGCCATATCAACTTGTATGCCTTGTGTACCAGCTGCTCTCATAGCTTGGTCAGAAAGTTGTTGTGATGTTAAGAACTGTGTACCAGCTGCTCTTTGTGCTTGATCAGATAATTGTTGTGATGTTAAAAATTGTTGTCCAGCAGCCCTTTGTGAAAGATCTCCTAGCTGTCTTGCTTTCATAGCTTGATCTATATCTCTAGCTGCTAATCCTGAAGCTTGTGTAAATCCTTTTTGTAACTGTTGTGCTTCTATATCACCTAATCTATCTTCTAGATCTCTTTCTGCTTGCATATCTTGTAACGCAGCTCTACTACCACCAAAAGCACCTCTTTGTGCTTGTTGTAAGCCTCTTCTTGATTGTTGTTCATCAAATCTATCTATTGCTCTTTGTTGCAATCTATCCAATACATTTTCTGTATATGGATTTTGATAATCCTGCATTCTATCTAAAATGCGTTCTTCTTGAAATTGATTGCCTTGATAAACAGGTGATACCTCTCTTCCTTGATAAGTAGGTGCTACTTCTCTTCCTTGATATGCAGAAGTGATTTGAGGTACATTTATACCTTGAGCTAAACCCATAGCTGTATCTCTAGCTTGACCTAAACCGGGCATTTGTCTACCTGCTACTGCTCTAATACCTTGATAAGCACCTAATTGATCAGGTGTAAACTCTGCTATTCTTTGACCTTGATATGGAGTATAACCCTCACCAAGAAGTGCTTCTGCACTCCTCATCATATTCATATAATAAGGTTTAGCGTATGGATCTAATCTGTTTTGAGTAACAGTAGATGATACTTGTTGTGTACCCTGAGGTGCGCTACTACGACCACCCATGCTTTATCTCCTTAATTATTTACTACTTTAAGGTTTGTTTTATTAACCTTATTTTGTTTAAACTCTTTTGACATTATAACAAATTCTTCTTTCCAGTCTTTCTTTTTAAAATTACTAATCCAACCTTTTCTTCCTATTACTTCAACACCATCACAATTTATTGATTTTGCATATTTTGTAATGTTCTCGTAAATATCATCAAACCATTCTTTCATGCGTGTTCCTGCACAGTTTTGAGCAACTAAATAATTTTTACGAGGATATCTAAATACCTCAGTCGTTAACATTGCAACTATTTTATAGTCTTGTTCAGTATCCCAAACAATCCATAATTGTTGTTTGTTAATTAATAAATCATGTAATATATCTATTGATTGAAATCTTTCATGACTTCTATCTATTAATTTACTTAACAATGGCTCTACTTGTGACCATATAGGACCAACAAAGTTATTTGGAACCATTGAAGAAACTAGCACTAAACTCTCCTATCCATAAGATCTAGCATACTACTTTGTAAAGGCTTAGGCTGTGTCGGAGTGCCATTCTTTTCTATTCTAGTATTAGCTACTAATGAATCTAACATGTCAGCACCTTCATTAGTACTACCATCTCCTAAAGAAGAAACTACATCAGCAGGAACTACATATTCATTTCTAGATACTAAAATTGGTTCTTTGCCATCAATAACTGCTGGTATTATATCATCCATGCCACCACCCTCTCCTTGAAGTAAACCTTCAAATGGCATGTTTAAACGACCTCCCTCTGCTCTTCTTCTTCCTATTCTTCTTCTCATACCACCAAATCCTGAAGAAAATGGACTAGGATTAGGTGCTTGTCTAAGCTGTCCTAAAGAAGCTCTTTTAAAAAAATTAGCAAAGTTTTCTTGTGGTGTACCTCTTGTTAAAGGAACTCTTTCAAAAGGATTATCTACAACATTTTGTTGAGCAGAAGCAGGTTCAAATAAATTTCTAGTTGGTATAGCTAAATCTGGATTTGCTGATATATCTTCTGGAGGAGTATACACCTCACGTTGGAATTGATCAGGTGCTGTTTCATACATATCTCTTTCAAATGGATCACCACGATCATACATTGTTCCTTCTGGAGCAGGTTGTGGTAGTAAGTGTGTAGGTGTGAAATTAAAATTACTAGCACCTTTAGATGGTCTACTAGGTCTAGGAGGAGGAGCAGGTTGCATTTGCATTCTATTTTTACCGCCTCTTGAAGCTCCCATAGGTCTTTGATTTAATCCACCATACATATATTGTGGTTGATTAAAAGGATTCATTGGTTGATAAGAAGGTTGTGAAAATGAATATGAATTCATCGGTGCGTTTGTCATGCCTCTTATTCCAAAAGGTGTAGAACTAAACTGACCACCCATAAAATAACCTTTAGGTTTTTTCTCATCATCGACTAAACCACCATCTGCCATAAAACCCATTTCATTTCTAACACCTGTTGGTAATTTTGCTAATCCTTTATTACCTTCAGGAATTTCTTTTAATGAGCCTCCTCCTGCCATTGTTCTAATTGGATCCATAGGGTAAGGATACATTTCTGATTGTTCTGGTGTTAGTAAATCAAATGCAAATGGATTCTGGAAATAGTTATGTTCTGGATCAATACCCGGACGATAACCTTCAGGTGCAGGTGTAAATCCTCTATCTCTTAATACTGCTCTTTGGTAAGGATCTTCTTTGTTTTGTTCGTTTACTTGGCTAAAATCATACTCTGGAAATGATTGTGCTTCTCCAACTAAACCGGGAGTTAAACCAGTAGCAAGTGTTCCTTGTGCACCAAGTAAATTTGAAGGATCCATAAGTGCTTGACCTGCTTGACCTATGCTACCCATAATTCCTTGTTTTGCAGCTTCTGTAGTACCTGCTGTAGCTGAACTAAGAGCTTGATTTTGTATTGCTTCAGTAGCACTTTGTCTTACAACATCTGTTCCAGTTTGTGTTGCAATATCTGCTGCACCTTTAGCACCTGTAAACATTTTTCCAGCTAGACCACCCATTAAACCACTCAACAATCCTGCTTGTATTCCTTTTTTAAGGCTTCCTGATTCAATAGCAGTTCCTATACCTGATCCTAATGAACCTAAAAGTAATGCATTACCCACTCCTGCTGCACCTAAGCCAGAACCTAATAAACCTAACAACAATGGTAAAAATGCTTCAGGTTGACCTGTATCTGGATTTATAGTTAGTTGACCATTAGGAACTAGCGATGCTAATCCTTGCACTTCTGCTGGATTCATATGAACAAGCATAGTATCACCAAAGCGACCTTTCTCTGCTAATGCTTCAGCCATAGGTTGCATTGGTCTCATCATGCCACCATCGTTCATATTTCTCATATCTTTGTTAGAATTTATAAGTTTTCTAAAATCTTCCATTGGCATATTAAGTCTCACTCTGTTTAAACACTATGATATCTCAAGTATCGAAACATATATATCAAAATAATTTGCAGTTTCTGCTGTCATCTTTAGTATATCTGCTTCGTCTAATATTATATTTTCTCCATTCAATAAGAAACCTTTTTTTGTAGCAGCAGCTACATCTACAATATCAAAAGTTTTTGTTACTGACTCAGAAGTATCTGTTATTTGTATAGTTAAGGTAGCAGCATTTGAACCATTTGAGTTATAAGCACTAATAGTTTTTATAATAGCTACAGTTGCTGTTGGCACAGTATATATCGTAGTTGAGTTTGTTGTGCTTAAAGATGTTATTGCATTTTTATAAATATTAGCCATTATAATAAATACCATTGAAAAGCCTCTACAGGCTCATTAGTTTCTGCTTGTGTTTGTATTGTATTAAAATTAAGTCTTAATTGATTTAATAAACGAATCATATAATCTTTATCATAATCATCTGAAATAGGTATTTCTAAAGGTATTCTAAATGCTGAATTATCACTCATCTTAATCCATCAGGTCTAACATCAAGTCTGACATCGCCTAATCTCCATCCATTATTTGAATCACTATTTTCTATTCTTAATCTTATTTGTCTACCTCTAGCTCTAATATTAGTCATTCCTGTTGTATTACCAATAGATGCTGATGTTGCCGAAACTAAAGTTCCTGAACCAGATGATCTAGTTTTTATTGTATAAGTAACTTCTGGATCTGTAGAAGAGCCAATAAATTTTATATCTGGTATTAATCTTCTGATAAAAGAAAAATGATCTCCATCATCAATATCAAAATCAGCAGTTTCTACATAAGCCACTAATGCATTTCCATCATCGTTATATCCTATTTCATGGTTATAAATATAGTTATTAGAAGTTGCTATTGGATTTCTACTTGTTACACCAGAATCTATCCATGCTGTTCTTGATAATTGACCTATTGTCCAATTCTTTTCTAAATAGTTATAAGTAACATAACGATCTATTTCATTTGAAGATGATGAGCAATAAAACCAAGAAACTTCATTAAATTGTGCATTCCTTGTGGCAAATACTTTATATGCTTGACCATTATTAAAATCTTCAAAAACATAAGCTCTAACAGAACAAGGCATAGTTTGTATGCCTCCGCTATATACATAAAAATTATCTTGATCCATAAAATAAACAATATTGTTAGCATTTATCATTGCATTTGGTGACATTATACTTATACCTTCAGTAATCAAATCTACTGAAAATACATATGGGTCGCCTATAAATCTCATACTATATATAGAAGTATCTGTCCAAATAATAATTTCTTGTCTAGTTTTTAATCCAGTAATAATTGTTGAACCTGAAGATAATCTAACATCACCAGCAGTATTAGTTGTTTTTGGTGTCCAATCAGCAGCATTTGCCTGATCTGACCATCTAATCTGCATAAAATCTATATCAGTAGAACCAAAAGGAGTACATCCTAATGCTATTAAATGTTTATCTTTTTCTGAAACTATTACCTGTAATGCTTTGCTTGGAGGATTGGAAGCACCTGAAATAGAAGCTAATGGTATAGCTCTTGTATTTAATCCATCAGATTTATCCCAATAATAAATAGCATCAAATCTACCACATGACACTAAATCTTCTCCATAATTATCTAAAGACCATATTCTTAATTGAGAAGAAAATCCAGTAGCACTACTACCCCAAGAACCTTCAGACCAAGTTCCAGAGCCAAAACCTACACCATCAACAAAAGTATCTAATCCAACATTAATCTGATAACTACCATCAACACCAGAACCACCATTACCACTATCGCTACTATTAGCAGTTACAGTAGAACTAGAAGTATCTTTAGCTACAAAAGTATATGTGTTTGCAGTAGGAACAGTTGCTATTTCATATTCTTGATTTAAAACAGTAGCAGTAATATTACCGCCAAGACTGACTGCACCTGAAATAGTAACAAAATCACCTATTACAGCACCATGAGATGAATCAGTAGCAGTAATTGTAGAACTACCATTTGTTGCAGAAAATGTAATACTGTTAGTAGATGTTTTTCTTATAGGAGTAACATCGTAATATGCATTACCTTGTAAAATATATAATTTTTTATTAGTGCCTATTGCTATAAATTTATCACTATCTAATGATGACCATTGAAGTAATTTTCTAGCTGTACCAATAAATGTACTAGAAGTTCTTTTTTCCCATCCACCAATTTTTTCAGGTCTACCTGCTCTAAATCTAATAAAGTTAGAATCATTCCATCCACCTTCATTACTATAGTCAGTACCTTCCTTATTAATTCCCGGATTAAAAGTGTAACGAACTAAAGGCATTATTTTTTACTTTTTTTTACTTTTACTTTTGTATAAGCTTCATTTTTTTTAGTAGATGGATCATCAGCAACAAATCTACCTTTTTTTGTTCTAGCTCGTACAACTTTGTATTCTGAATTATCTTTAACAAATAAAGATTTTACTTTATTCCAAAGGTTAAACATTAATAATCTCCCCATACTTTTGTTTTAGTGCCACCATAATATTCTACAGCGTGTCCTTCTTTTATTAAAATTTTACAAATATCTTTCCCATCTTCTGTGTAGGGTGTACCCAAAATTCTTCCGTATTTTCCTTTCCCGTGAGATTTAATTTTAAAAGATCCTACACAAAGCTCTTTTAATCGTTCTTTTGCTTTTAATCCTAATTTTTTTTCAGCTAAATCTCTAGTCCTAGATTCAGGTGTGTCGATCCCATGTAGTCTAACACGCTGTTTATGCAGTTTTACATCGAAACCTAGATCTAGTATACAATCGAATGTATCGCCATCTACAACGCGATCAAGCGTTGCTCTGTAAACAAAAGCGTCTGGAGATTTACTCATCAAGCTGCCTTCTAGCTATTACTAGATATATACGAATTACCAGTAGTAATCGCTGTTGTGTAAGATGATTTATTATCACTTGCGTCTTTAACATTAGGTGTTTCATTAGTTCCGTCATACGCAAGAATAAGAGTTAGATGATCTACGTTTGCTTTTACTCTAGTATTTGCATCGGCTTGTGTAGCTCCTGAAACAAGATGCGTTGATGAAAGCCCTTTAGAGTTAATATCATTAATTACTGTTACGCTATCTGTAGCTGCTGTTAAACATTCGCTTACTGTTTGTGCCATTTTATTCGTCCTCGTTTATTTGTGCTTTTAATTCTTCAACTTGTGCTGAAAGTTCTTGTACTGCTTTTACTAATACAGGTATTACTGCTGTTTCACCAACTCTTTGTTGTCCAGTAGGATCATTATCATCCCACATACTAAAACCATCTTTAATACCGCTGTGTTTATCAATAGCTGCTTTAACTTCTTGAGCTATAAAACCATGTTGAGATTTAGGATTTTTATAAACTTCTGTAGAGCCTTCTTCATAACCATTAAAGTTTTCAGGCAGATCACCTTTGTTTTTATAATTAAAAGTTACTGGTCTAAGATCGTTAATAAAGGCTAAACCTACAGTAGCGTCTTCAATATCTTTCTTAACTCTTTCGTCTGATATAGTAGCCCAAGTTGCAACACCATGTTCTGCTCTAATATCAGCAGAACCTTGACCTATAGTTGTGAAGTTGTCTGCGCAGGAAAGATTATATCCAAAACCATTAGCATTGCTAGTGGTTGCCGATGATCCATCCATTGCAGCACCAACAAATGTGTTAGCTGATCCAGTTGTTAAATTATCTCCACATCTATGTCCTACCATAGTATTTTGACCACCAGTTGTCGCAAGCTGTGCAGCAGCAAATCCAACGGCTGTATTATCACCTCCAGTAGTAATTCGACCACCAGCAAAATTTCCAATTTGAGAATTTTGTGTACCGCTTGTGTTAAGCGCACCAGCTTCATAACCTATTGCAAATCCATAGTCTATTGTTGTTGCAGTTTTTAAAGCACCAAAACCTATTGCAACTTGACCAGCTCCTGTAGTAACAGCTAGTCCAGCATCGTGACCAACTCCTACATTTGAATGACCTGTTGTGTTTGCGTATAAAGCGGAAACACCGACTGCGACATTATCGTAGCCTGAACTATTCAAACCTAGTGAGGCATTACCAATAGCAACATTGGTAGCACCAGTACTATTGATATACATAGCACCTTGACCTATAGCCACATTATTAGCACCTGTGGTAGTGAAAAACAAAGCATTATGACCAAGGGCTGTATTAGCACCAGCAGTAGTATTATTATAAAGCGACCTATAACCAACTGCTGTGTTTTCAGACCCAGTAGTATTGTCCAGTAAAGCATCGCTACCGACCGCAACATTAGTTGCACCTGTGGTGTTTGCGTATAAAGCACTTGAACCGACTGCTGTGTTGTTAGAAGCTGTGGTATTAAATACTAAAGCATTGTTTCCTACTGCTGTGTTAGTTGCTCCAGTTGTATTTGCTCCTAAAGCACTTGTTCCTACTGCTACGTTATAACTTGCCGTTGTATTAGCATCTAATGATAAAGCACCGACTGCGACATTTTCTGCGCCAGTTGTTGTTGCGCCCAGAGCAGATTTACCTAAAGCAGTATTATAATCTGCTGTTGTGTTTGCTGCTAAAGCACTACCACCGATTGCTGTGTTATTAGCTCCAGTAGTACAAGCTGTTAAAGCTACGCTTCCTACTGCAACATTAAAACCAGAGCCAGAACCAACATTAAAAGTCTTTAAAGCTTCATAACCTACCGCTACGTTGTTTTCTGAATGTGTATTAGTTGATAAAGTATTGTGTCCAATCGCAGTATTACCATCGCCTGTTACGTTAGCATCACCTGATAACGCACCTACATAAACATTTCTGTTTCCTGTTGTAAGAGACAACGCAGCATCAGTACCTATAGCTATGTTGTAGGTATTTGCAGTATCTCCATTTTGTGCAGTTAAAGCACGATAGCCTATTGCAATAGAGTCACTTCGAGTATCTTCTGCTGTTAACGCTTCTTTACCGATTGCTACATTATTAGTACCAGTCGTTACTGCTGTTAAAGCACTTTTACCAAGTGCAACATTATTATCACCAGTTGTTAAAGCTGCAAAAACATCAACACCTACACCAGTATTGTTGTCAGCAGCATCAATA